CAAGCGGGTGCCTGATCCAGATGCCCATATCGTTCAACTGGCAGTACAGCGACGACGGCGCGACCTGGACAACCCAGAGGTCTGTTGCGCTCGATGTCGCCTCGTCGCCCTGGGCCTACCTGTCATCGAAGATCTTCGATGTTCAGCCGCTGGGCGCCATCGACATCCACAACTACACCGCGATGAATCACCCCTGCTCGCACCCCTTTGTGTCGCCGGGGCAGCCGTGCTCACCAATCACCGATCCGAGTACCGAGGCCGGACGGCTCATGATCGGCGACCGGATGCGCTACTACATGGACATGGGGCATGGTGGGCTATACAAGATCGAGGGAACGACCACCTCGCTGACGATCCCGGCTGCGCGCCGCGTCCGCCTTTACTACCAGACGGATGGGCGGATCTACGCCGAGGCCTGCACTGGCGAAGACGGATCGTTCTCGTTCAAGAACCTTGCGATCGGCCCCTGGACCGTCGTGGGCGTCGATGACACGGGCGCGCAGAACGGGGTGATCTACTCGCACGTCAGCGCAGTTCCGATGTAAGGGCGCGCGATGGGAGCGCCGCCAGGAAGTCGTCTCACCCTCAACTTCAGCACACCGCTTGCGCCGCCTGCTGGGGGATCGGTAAATCTCAACTTCACGTCATTGGCGGTTCAGCCTGTTGGCGTCGGGATCACGAGCGGGGTTCAGCTCGGGAATCCCCGCGTTTCTCTCCGCTCTTCATTCGTGCGCCCGGCTGGGTGGCTATCACAGGCTTTCCCGAGCTGGATCAGGCAGGCACCGACGATTGACCGGATGGCGCAGCGCGTCTATCCGAAGGCCTGGGAATCGCTGGCGATGCCGGCGCCCTTGTACGTCAGGTGGCGCCGGTTCATCACGCCGTCCGGTTTCTTCAATTACGGGTTTGGCGTCGAGCAGGTTCCCGCGCCGCGCATGCGGTACATGGGTGCCTACACTCCGCCCCCTGGTTCGTCGGTTGTCCTGAATTTTTCGGAAGCACTCAACCCGCCTCCTGGCGGAGCGCTTGTCCTTGAGTTCGGGTCTGTCGGGTATGGCCGCATCCTGGGCGTTACGCTTGGGATCGAAACGGCGTTCGGGACTGCATCCCTGGAAGCAACGGGCGGAGCGGTCAAGCCTTCGGGGATCGCGCCGGGGGCGTTCGGTAAGCCGTCATTGCTTGGCTCGATTCGCTACGTCTCTCTGAACACCGGCATTCCGATCCCGTTCAATCAGGTCGGGACGCACTACATCCGAAAGGGCGCGCGCGACATCGCGCCGAAAGGGTTCGCCGCAACGGAATTCAGCGATCCAGCGGTTTGGCTGTATCGGCGCTTCATTTCAAAGGGGTCGATCGACGGGTTCTATGCGGGCACGACGGCGATCTCGCTGAAGATCCGGACGATCTCACCGCCAGGGGCCGACGCGCTGGGCCTGGGCTCGGTTTCCGTCATCAACACGCAAGCGACGCAGGCGGCGAGGCCGGACGGGATCGGGCCCGGCATGTTCGGGGATGCAAACGTCTCCCCGAGGATCCTCTACGCCTTCGGGTTCATGTCTCAGGTGATCGGCGCCGTGTCGATCCATCGAAACCCGAGCCCGGAAGGGTTCGACATGGCCCGGTTCGGCACGCACAAGGTCGAGCAGGGGACTCGCTACATCGCTCCGGCTGGCCGCGGCATGTTCGACGCGGGCTATCCGCGCGTGAAAGATCGGGCCTTCTACGTCCAGCACATCGCATCCCCAAGAAGTGCCGTCTTCGGCGACGTGCTCGTTCGGAACATCAACGCGAAGGTCAGGGCGGAAGGATGGGACTCGTTCGACTCGTCGCCCTGGTCGGTCGTCGATCTTCGCAACCGGACGATTTCCGTACCGGGGATAGACCCGGCACTATCCCCCAGGGGGCAGTACACTCCCCCCGATCTTGACTCAACGATCACGCTGAACTCCGAGCGCGCTCCAGATCTCAGTGAGACGGTCATTCTCCCGAGGCTCGCCCTGTACAGCTCCGGGCATCTGGTCAAGAACGCTGCCTATGGCATCTATCCCGCCGCATTCTCTTCTCTGGAAATGGGCCGGGCATCAGAGACGAGCGTCGGCGAGCCGATTCGATACATCCGTCAGGCTGGAGGCGTGTTATTCGATGCCTACGGCACCGCGACCATTTCAAAGCATCCAGAGGTGGCGCCATCGGGCTTTTCTGGAGAGGTCGGGACACCGGCAATCTGGCCGGCGATCCGCTCTGTCTTCACGTCTGGATCCGAAACCCTTCGCGTCAGCGCGCCAACGGTCTGGTTCGGGTATCGCTACGTCAGAGCTGGCGGCGCCGACTCGACGCAGTTCGGTCGCGGGAGAGTCGAGCATGATCGGAGATTCCTTCTTGGCGACGGGATGGCGTCAGAAGCATACGGGATCCCGAGGGTTAGCCACTACGAGCAGACCATCGCGCCGGAAAGCGTGCGCGAGGTATTCGCCTCGAATCACGTTGTCGGAACTCGCCGGTGGCTCAGGCCTGTCGGGTTCGATGCTGCGCGCTTTGGCGCCCGAATCATCCCCGAGATCCTGCACGCCTACCCGTTCGGATTCAGCAACCCATTCGGGACGCCTTCGATCGACACCATGCGCAAGTCGATCGCGCCTTCCGGGTTCCTGACCGTTGGCCAGCAGCCGGAAGACCGGTGGGGAACACCCCGAGTTTTCAATCTTCGCCAGTACGTCTGCATGTTCTACGACGTGGATAGCGAACTGAACCCCCCGGCATGGCCGAATTGGACGCTGGTAGAGAACAGGGACAGGACAATCCGGGCGATCGGCCGCAACACGGCGCAGATCGGATACCCGATCCTGGGGAATCAGGCGCGGTTGATTTCCCCGATCGGTGCCGAGCCGGCCGAGGTTTCGCGCTCGGCGATGATCGCCTATCGTCTGAGGCCGCTCAAGCTGGAGGGGATTGAGGCGCCCTACATGTCCGGTTGGGCGCGCATCTACAACGACGGGCGCGTATTGGCGCCGGCCGGGATCGATCCCGCGACCATCGGCAAACCAAGTTTGGAGAAGACGCGCCGCTACTACCGGCAAAACGGGTTTGATTCCGCTTGGCTTGGATACCCGACGATCTCCGAACGGATCCGTACGGTTTCTATCGAGAGCCGATACGGGATCAACCCTCCGATCATCCCGCTCCCTGAAGTGAAGCTATTCACCCGCTACGTCGAGCCGCGCGGACTCGATGCGCACGGCGCCGCGATGCCGTTCCTGGAGATCCACTGGACAAAAATATGGCCGCGCTGGACGTTGCAGAACTTCTACGGATCTCCGATCGTCCGGAACTTGACCCCCGAGCTTGGACAGCGCGGGCGCAACAGCGAAGAGTTCGGCGACCCTTCTGTCCGTTTGCAGTGGCGCCAGATCGAAACGGCAGAGTCCTACATGACCCTGTTCGGCCGCGCATCGATCGCCGACAAACGCAGGACGATCCATGCGTCGGGGCTCATGGCGGGCGCGATCGGCGACAAGATCAAGATCATCAAGTCCGGCACACCCCCATACTCAACGCAGACGATCGACCTGAGCAGATACCGAGCCGAGACAAACACACCCGACGACAACGGGTTCGGGATCCCCGCGCCGGATTACCAAGTCGGGACGCCGGTTTTCAATCAGCAGGTCGTCTATGTCGTTCAGGCGGGCTCAAGTGCCAGATTTGGCACTCCGTTCGTCTCTGCGAACAGCATTCGTGTTGAGCCCGGCTACCAGGAACTCACGGTTGGCGAGCCGTCTGTATCTCTGAAGATCCGGACTCTGACAGTCTCGGGATTCCCGAATGCAGAGGTTTTCGAGCCCAGCAACCCACGAGTGTCCCCGCACACCATCTACGCAGTGATGGACGCCCCTGAGCAGGCAAAGGCGAATCACCCCACTTCTGGCCTTCATTACGTCGATGGGCGCACTGGCGGCCCAGGCGCTGTGTTCGGTTCGCCGGCTGTTGAAAACCGGCATCGGGGGATCGGTCCCACGTCCATCTACCCCGAGATCGCGGGGATCCCGGTTGTGTTCAACCGGAAGATGTTCGTGTCAGTAAAGGGAATCCAGAGCTTGAGGTTTGGGTGGCATGTGATCCCAGGCCCGGCGACGGTCGAAATCTTCGAGGCATCGGACACGATGGAGTTCGGTGAAGCGGCCATCGACTACGCCCCCCATGTCGGCCCCCGTACACTCAAGGCGGCAGGGTATTCGATGACGCAATGGGGCGCAGCACACCGCGTTGAGAACTTCAACCGATTTGTCAGCCCGATCGGCTACGACGCGGCGAAGATGGGGGAAAGCGTCAGCGGTGATGCCGAGTACCTTCCGCAGCACCTGAACGTTGGGCCGAGAAAGCCGGTGATCCCTGATCCGTTCGACTCGTTCAGCCCCGGCGTCGCGTGGGTCTCCCTCCGCGTCAGGGGCTTGTCGATGGACGGCTTCGACGCGTTCATCAGCGAATACCAGCTTGAGGCCTTCGCCCAGCGAATGCGCGTGCGCAACGCGACGACAAACACGCCTGCCCGCCAGCAGGTACGCCCAACCGGGATAGACGGATTCGGCAGCAATGGCGCTGACCTTCGCCTTGCCGCCCGGTACATCCGGCCGGATGGAAACGCCGACCAACTCAGGAAAGGAGCTTTCTGATGGAAACGAAAACGATCCCGCTGCTGCCGATCGCCGGGATGAATTCCGAGTACGACGACGATGCGCTCGTTGTCGGCGGGGACGCGCGCCGCATCTATGTCCGCGACGCGCTCAACATCGACATTTCTCCGCGAGGGAAGGTGCGCCTTCGCAAAGGCGCGCAGAAAGTCACCGATCAGGCTCTGTCTAACATCTGGCAAAGCCCGCTTCACGGAGACGTGTTCGGCACGAAGGGAAGCGCCTGGGGGCGGATCTCTCCCGACTCTTGGGAATTCACCCCATTGGCCGAGATCGGGAGCGGCCCTATCTCGCATGAGATCCTGAACAACCTCGTGGCAGTCGCCGGCCCGGCCGGCATCTTCACCTACGACGGCGCGGCGGTGCGCCGGCTTGGGATCATGGAGCCACCCGCCCCACTCGTGACGGATGAAGGCGGCGGCGCCCTGGGCTCAGGATCCTACGGCGTGGCCGTGTCCTATCTGCGCGGGGCTCAGGAGTCGGGATTGTCCGCGATCGCGCAGGTTTCAGTTACCGATGGTGCTTTCCTGTCGGTCTGGCTCGCGCCAGCCGTTGATCCCACTGCAACCGGGATCAGGCTCTACATGACTCGCCAGAACGGCGGCGAGCTGGCGCGCGTAGGAGACTACCCGGCCAGCGGCGGGAGCGAGCGATTTTCCACTGTCCCGACGCTGGGAATGCCCCCGCAGTTCATGAACAAGTCGCAGATGCCGACCGGTGGTTTTCTACGGTACTGGCGCGGCCGGCTGCTCACCGCATCGCGCAACGTTCTGCGCTGGTCCGAGCCGATGGCCTACCACTTGCATGACCCGCGCTATGGGTGGCTTCAGATGCCCCAGCGAATCACGTTCGTCGCACCGGTTGATGGCGGGATCTGGATCGGGCAAGTTGATCACGTCGCCTTTCTGTCCGGATCGTCGCCTGACTCGCTCCAGGTCCAGCGCCTTCGCTCGCAGGCGCCAGTTCCCGGTTCGGCCATCATCCTTGACTCCGACACGGCCGGCGACGCAGCGCAAGGCGGTCAGGCCACGGCCCTATGGCTCGCCGGTAACGGATATGTCCTCGGCACGGCATCCGGTCAGATCATCGAGTTGCACAAAGGCGTCATGGGCGATATCGCCGCCGATTTTGGGCAGTCTGTAGTGTTTGATGGCCGTGTCATCACCGTTGTACGCTGACATCCGTTCCAGCCCGATTTTGGGCTCCCGACGCGCAGGAGTGCGTCATGTATTGCTTAGGAGCAACCATGACCATGACCATGCGCAGCTTGCGCAATTCCCTCGCCCGCGCGATTCGGGGCGGCGACTTCGAGGCGACGGAATCCGGAATCCTCTTTCCTTCCATCGGCGTGCTCGCGGCCGGTGAATACTTCGACCGCATCAACGGCGGGAAATGGGAGTTCGCCGGCAAAAACCTGCTGCCCACTGAAGGGCTCTCGCACATCCTGAATGTGGCGCTCGGCGGGAAGGCGAAGCCGGCCGGCTACTATCTTGCGCTGTTCTCTGGCGCCACCGCGCCGAATGCGACCTGGACGGCGGCGAACTTCGCCACGGTCGCCAGCGAGATCGTCAGCCAAACCGAAGGCTACACGCTGGCGACTCGCCCGCAGTGGTCGCCGACCGACACCGCGACGAACCAGATCGACAACCTCGGCACCGTGGCCACGGTGACGATCGCGACGACCGGCACGCTGACCGTGACCGGTGCGGCGCTGCTCAGCAGCAACGCGCGCGGCGGCACCACGGGTGCGCTGATCTCGGCATCGAAATACACGGCCGATCGCACCTTCCAGAACGGCGACACCTACCAGATTGGCTATCGGGTCAATCTGACCGTCTGATTGAGCGGCTATGCACGAGCCAAGGCCGCATGGCGTCTTTGTCTATGGCGGGTCGCTGACTGACGAAGACGCGGCGGCGCTTGAGCTGATGTCGCGAAGGCTGACAAACCTTCGCGGCATCAGTGGGCTTCCGTCCATGAAGATGGTGCGCACGCTCCCGGATGGGAGCATGGCGATCGTGCAGGATGCGGGCGGGGTGTTCCGGGCCTTTGTTGTCAAGGAGCTTCCCGCCCCGCCAGTGCAGTTCGACGGTCTGGCCAAGGCCTACGTCCCGATGCTGTTCTCTGGCGTCATTACGGAGGCCGTAGTCCGGGGCTCTGCTGGCGTTGGAATGAAGCTCTCGCGGCAAACGCGCCGAAGGATCTCGGGCTACAAGGCAGACTCCCTGCCGAGCGAAGATCAACAGCTTCAGCGGTTCGTGATCGACTACAACCCTCTGGTTCAGGAACTCGCCCCTCAGACCGAGACGAGCGCCAAATTCACCCAGTATGCGGCGCAGCGCCCGACGTGGTACTCGGGTGCGATGGCCGAGGTCATGCAGATCGTCGGAGGGTACGGTCGCCAGGACATCGAGAGCCTTCCGAAGTCGCCGGTTGAGCGCGTGAGAATGCAGATCCCGGCAGAGGTGTGGAAGAAGATCGAATCGGAGATTTCCGGGCTCAGACTTCCCGGATATACGGGCCTACCGCCTAAGACAGGTCAATATCAGTTTGACTACAAGTTCCATAACACGCATGGCGTGGCGTTCGACTCTGACGGATCTCCTTGGCTGATCCGCATCAGCGCATCGGGCGTTTTTGCGATTCCGATGCCGATCATCCCGGCTACCGCGACGAAGGCATTCAGGGAGTTCGTTGAGAAGAACGACGATACCGAACTGCTCGCGATCCTCGATCGGTTTGGAGCCATGCCGTCCGGAGAGGCCTTCCCGTCACAGCCTGGGGCGTTCGAGGCTTGGCGGCGGGCCGGCGTCATCATCAAGGTCTGCGACGTTGCCGACTTCTACTCGCACATTTCCTACTCGTCGGCATGTGGATGGAGCTTGAACAGCAGCGGGACAGAGGGGATCAACACCTGCTACGACTACGACGAGGATCAGGGAATTGGCCTGGGCCTCACCTACAAGCTGAAGCTGAAGCTCTCGCCAGCAAAGGAGGCGGGCAGGATCAGGAAGACGATCGGAACTGACAACGAGGATGACCTGGCGAAAATCAAGACGTACCTTGGCGCGGTCTTCCGGAAGACGGGCGATCCTTCACCCAAGAGCCTTGCTATCCGATACAAGCTGGCCAGAGCTGACGAAAAGGACATCCTCTCTCGTTCGTCGAACCTGAAAAACGGAGAAGTCCTGGACTCCGAGATCGATTACTGGGCAAACCTGGAAACGCAACCGATCTCGGCGCACACGGGAAACGTGACCCAGACGGCGAAAGGCTACCTTCTACACACAGCGAAGAAGGGGCCACAGATCAAGTTCCCTGAGCCATACATGGGAGGGTGCGTCTCTCACGACTTCCTGCCGCTGATCAACGGCCGGGGAAAGTCAGTGAATTGCGACACGATCATGTTCGGCTACTACGTCGGCGATCAGCTCAAGGTCGTGAAGTATTTCTACGATCCGCGCGCCTACGCCCAGGATGTCGAAGACGACTATGAAGAGTGCATGATTGTCGGGTCGTGGCAGAGGATCGTTACCAAGACGCCAGTGGGGCTCATGGGCAACTTCTACACGAGCGACTTCGATGAACGAGAGGCCGGGGCAACGTCCGTTGAAGTGACCAACATCGAAGGCAAGGACATGGGCTATGACTCCCAGCCATTCTTTGGTTTCGACGCTCCTTTCTGGAAGCCTGGGACGCTCTGGAGGAATCGGTACTTCACGACGAAAGTGAAGACCAAGAGCACCGAAGGCAGGAACACGGCGCTGGCCGTATGCATCCCATTTTTGTGCCGAAACGCACTTCTGCACGCGAAGAAAAAGACGACAACCGGAGGGAAGACAACCGAATCGATGTCGTTGTCGAGTGTTACCGACCCCTACAGCTATCGGTTCTGGACATACGACTTCGTGATGCACTGGGCCGGTGGCTTGTCCGTCATGAAGGGAAGCCCATACCCTAAAAAGGGAAACCCGGTATGGGTGGAGATCGAGGAATATGGGCCGGGCCTGTGTTCCGACTTTGCAGATCAAGGCCCGTGGATCCCGGCGCTTCCCGCTGATTACACCTGGTTGGTTCATCCGAACGCAAACGAGTGGAAGCTATCCGGCGGCGGCGGCCCGCCGAAGGTCAGCGCCTATTCGAGATCAACACAGGATCCATCAACCGAGGTCGATCGCCTTGACGTTGATCTGATGGACCAGCCGCAGTATGTGAACAAGAGCCCGTCGATCATGTATTTCCTGCCGTCTCCTGATGACGCTGTAGGGATCTTCTACCGAGATGCTGCCAAGGTATTGTTCGGGAAGGCAACCTACGGGAACGTCTCAGAGCCAGGGGACGACACGGGGACGGATCGAAAGCGCTACGGATTCTGCCGGCTCGCCGATAACAAGAGCGCGCACCACTTCATTGGGGTGATTGATGAGTAACTACCGGGACGATTCAAACGATACCGCGGTGATCAGCGACGGCACTTGGACGGGCCTGAGCGCGCTTGTCGGAGACTTCGCGAAGGCCGGGGAAGCGCTACTGTTCGGGCTGCTGGTCCTGCACACCTCTGGCGCGGTTGCGTCCGATCAGGCGTTTGACGCGGGTCAGGCGGTCATCCAAGAGAGCGCGATCGCGTCTGACCAGATCATCGATTCGGTTCTGGCGCTGAGCTTCGTCGCCGATCAGGCGAAAGCCGGTGATGTGGTGACGCAAGGGCGTTTTGTTCTGCACGAGGACAGCGCCTCCGCCTCCGATCAGCTTCTGCTCGGTGCCCCGTTTGCGCTGACCGTGGATTCAGTGCGCGTGAGCGAGGACGTGATCGCGATGCGCACCTCGCGCGACACGATCAGCGATCAGGCTCGCGCAGCGGATTCTGCGCTCCAGGCCGCAACAGAACTCATCGCAGATTCTGCGCTGGCCGGAGACGTGACTACCGGAAAGCTTTGCGCGGCCGACACGGCATCCGATACGGTTCTGATCGGAGATGAACTGGTCAGCGGACGGGACACGTCCGGCGCACTTGTCGAGTCCGCCCGGATCGATGCGCTTGTTCTCGATCACCTTGACGCGCGGCAGCTTGTCGAGGACGTTGCCCAGATCGACGCGGGCCCGGTCGGCGATACGGCGGGCGGGTCTGCATGGACGGCCCATGCTGACGGCTGGGCGTTGAGCCGATACGCCCCATTCGCCTTCACGTCGATTTCGGTGATCAATGACGTTGCCTACGTCAGCACGGCGGACGGCCTCTATGCGCTCAACGGGGAAAATGAGCAGATGCTGGGTTCGATCAGGACCGGAAAGCTTGACCTGAGCGGTGGCGGGCTGGTGCATCCGGTTCATGCGCTGATCGAGTACGAGCTTGACGGAACGGCGAGCATGGCTGTGTCGCAAACGCAGTCAGGGAATGTCGAGCGCTACAGCTACGCGCTTCCCAGCAAACTGGCCGGCGAGCAGACAAACGGGAGATTCACGTTTGGGCGCGGGCTGCGCGGCCGGCACTTCACATTCGAGCTGACCCTGAAGGGAAAGCGAGCCTACATCAACGATCTCGGCGTTCTGGTTTCGCCGACGAACAGGAGAATCTGACATGGGGATCGCACCCGATAGCATCCTTGGCCAAGCGGTTCAGGTCGTCACCGAAAAAATCAGCGACCTGGACTCGATGGGGCGCGAGTACAGCGCGAACCTGTCTTCTGCGCTTTCAACGATTGCCGGGATCAAGGTGGCCGACGTTCGGGCTCCCGATAGGATCGGTTCAGTCCAGGCCGCAATCCCGACATTCAACGTGGGTAATGCGCCAACCTTCTCGGCGCCCGCGCTTGTCCAGCCGAATGCGCCGGCCGCGCCGTCGATCGATTCTCTGCTCTCTGCGCTCGATGTCGCGGACATGGACGCGCTACCCGATGCGCCGGCTCTGGTCCCGCTGAATTTGCCGAGCGCGCCTGTGATGGCTGATATTTCCGCTCCGGCCCGGCCCGATGTGGATCTCTCCGTTTCCATCCCGGACGCGCCCAGCCTGTCCATTCCCGAAATGGACGAGCTTCTGGCGATCACGTTGCCCGAGTTCGAGTTTCCGACGCTGCCCGACTTCAACGACGCCGCGCCGCGCCTCGATGTCGCCGTGCCGAACGTGTTCATCAACTGGTCCGAGCCGCAGTATCAGTCCGAGATCCTGGACGATCTGCGCAGCGAAGTTCGGCGCCTGATGGCGGGCGGGACGGGACTTCCGCCTGCGATTGAGGATGCGCTTTTCGCGAGGACGCGCGAGCGTGACAGCGCCGAGGCCGCGCGCGCCGTGCAGGAGGCTATCGATACCTGGGCTGCTCGGGACTTCTCGATGCCTCCCGGAATGCTGGTCAAGCAGGCCGATATCGTGCGCGAGCAGAACCGCCTCAAGGCCGCCGAGACGAACCGAGACATCCTGACTCAGGCCGCTCAGTGGGAGATCGAGAACCTTCGCTTTGCAGTGCAGCAGGGCATGGCGTTGGAGCAGCTGACGCAAAACCTCTACTCGAACATGGTCGGACGGCTGTTCGAGGCCGCCCGGTTTCAGGCTGAGAGCCAGATCAACGTTTTCAATGCGCAGATCGGGCTCTTCAACGCGCAGAATCAGGCATTCTCGAATCTGGTCCAGGTCTATCGCACGCGGCTCGATGCGGCGCTATCGAAGCTGACTGCCTACAAAACCGCGATCGATGCCGAGGTCGCCAAGGGCCAGCTCAACACGCAAAAGGTCGAAGTCTTCAAGGCGAAGCTCGATGGCGTGCGCTCGTCGGTCGATCTGTTCAAGGTGCAGATGGACGCGGCGAAGGTGCGAACTGAGGTAATCCAAAGCCAGTTTGACGCATACAAGGCCGATGTCCAAGCCTACGCGGAGCGCGTCGGCGCCGAGAAAATCAAGTTCGACGCCTACGATTCGCAGGTTCGCGGAGAGACATCGAAGGCCAACATGCTCGATGCCCAGGCGCGCGCCTACGCATCGACGATCCAGGGGCTATCGAGCAAGGCGGACATCCGGTTGAAGGGGGAGCAGCTGAAGATGGATGCCGCGCGGGTACGGCTTCAGGAGTTCCTGGGCAACGTCGATGCCTACAAGGCGGAGCTTTCCGCATCGCTGAACACGGTCAGCTACGCGACGCAGGCCTATCAGGCGCAGATGGAAGGATGGAAGGCCGGCGCGAGCGCGAGCGTTGCGCAGTCCGAGGTTCAATCTCGGTTCGCTGACATGAACGTCCGTACCTCGGTCGCGTTTGCGGAAATGCAGATGAGCGAGTATCAGGCGAACATTCAGAAGGCTGTGCAGTCTGCGAACGTGGCGCTTGAAGCGGCGAAGGCGGTCGGGCAGTTCAGCGCCCAGCTTGCGGCCGGCGCTCTATCGGCGGCCCATGTTTCCGCAAGCATCGGGGGATCTGGATCGTCCAGTTCGTCGGAGAGCACTTCTACCAGCACGGGCACCAGCTACAACTACAGCTACTGACCCCCCATAGGGTTTGATCCCGCAGGGGGGGCCTCTGATGATTCGCCGAGACGAATCAACGGGGGTTTCCCATGCAGGGATTCAAAAAGGCGGCCGATCGTGCGAGCGCCAAGGAACAGAAACGCGGAGGCCCGATTCGCGGAGAAGGGACCGGCACATCGGATAGCGTCAAGGCGGAAGTCCCTGACGGCTCCTACATCATGCCGTCCGACTCAACGGCCGAGATCGGCCCTGAGAACGTAGCGAATCTCGGTTTCAAGCCGAGCTCTGTGCGGATCAACGCCAGCAATGGCGAGTTTGCCATGCCGCCCGAGCAGGTCCATGCGGTCGGCGTGCAGGCGCTCAACCAGATGAAGGCCGCGACTCACGCGCCGGCCGCATCGGCTGCTATGGCGCAGGACTCCGCCGCCGCGCGGCCCGAACTGTTCTTTGCGGACGGCGGGCTTGTCGAAGACATCAAGAAGGCTTTCCCCAGCACGACTCAGGCGGTAGCCGAGTACGACCCTGTTGGTGCATACAAAGCCGGTGGCCTCCCGGCCGCCGCTGGGCAGACCGTTCGTGCGATGGGAACCTATACCGGTGGATTCCTGAAGGATGCGGTTGGCCGTCCTCTGGCGAACGCATGGGATGCGGCGGCAAACACGCTCAAAACAGCAGCAACCGGCGATTCGACTCCGATTCCCGCAGACCAGACGGCACGCGGAGCGCTGGACGGTACAGCGCAGACGAGCGTAGCGCCCGCTGCAACGACACCGAAGGCAGCTGCACCCGCCGCAGCTTCGAGCAAGCCGGCCACCCCTGCCGCCCCGGCAGCGGCATCCACTCCGAACGCGCCCGCGACAACAACCACGCCGGTAACGGCGCCCGCTCAGGCGAACAACGTCACGCGGGTTGGGAACAGCTATTCGGGCAAGGACATCAGCGGCGATTTCACGATCAACGGACAGGCGCCGGGCGGTGGGATGGTCAGCGCTCAGAACAACGCGGCGGCCCAGGCTCTTTCTGACCGCTACCAGCTACAGGATCAGGTTCGCTCCGCTTCCGGTGCGCAAGGGTTCAGTGCTGGCGGCCCTCGCGTCGGCGTCATCGCCGATCCGGCGCGCGCCGCCGACCGCAATGCGGTGTTCAGCGCTGCGACGACATCCCTGAAGGGATCTCCGAACGGGCAGCTCACCGCGAACCAGCTCAGGACGGCTCAAGGTCTGCTGGACTCCGAGCAGCGCGATGCAACGACCCGCTACACGGCCGACCAGAGCGCGGCGACACAGCAGCAGCTCGCGCAGATGAACAACGATGCAGCTCTCGCGCGTACCGGGATGACAGAGTCCGGAGCCAACACGCGCGCCGCCGCGGCGAATCAGGTAGCGCAGGGCGATCTTGCCTTGCGCGCGACTGCGCAGGGTTTCAAGACGCGAGCCGAGCAGCGCCAGGAAGCGCTCTACCAGCGCTACGAATCGGCGAAGCCGGAAGAGCGGCCAGCCATCGCGCAGCAGATCCGCGATCTTGCCGGCCGGGAAACCCCCAACCGATTCACGGTCGTCCAGGGGGGCCAAGAGATCGACCCGACGACGCAGCAGCTCGTCACGCGCCCGGCCCGCGTCTTCAACAACCAGAGCGGGCAGTTCATGGACCAGGGCCAGACACCGCAGCAGCGGGCGCCGCAGGCCGGTGAAGTCCGCAACGGGTACAGGTTCAAGGGCGGGAACCCCGCCGATCAAAAGAGCTGGGAGAAAGTTTGATGGCTGACAAGAAGCCGTGGGAAGAGTTTTCGCAACAGCCTGAAGCGAACCCGGACGCGAAACCCTGGGAGCAGTTTGGCGGGAAGACCGCCCCGAGCGGATTCTTTCGCCGCGCAGCGGACTACGGAATCGATGCGCTGAAGGGGGCGGTCGAACTCCCACAGGCAGCAGTCGGCCTCACGGATCTTGTGACTGGTGGTCAAACCGGGAAAGCTCTTGAGGGTGTCGGATACCGACCGAAAGAGGCGATCGACTCCCTCAACGAAGTGTATTCGCCAGAGCGACAGGCCGCGAACAAGGCCGTCGCTGACGCCAAGGGATTCTTCCCGACCATCGCGGCAGCGGTTCAGAACCCCTCCACCATTGTCGGTACGGCCGTCGAGTCGGCGCCGTCGATGCTTGGCGCTGGCGGTATCGCGCGCGGCGCGCTGAAGGCTGGGCTATCGAGTCCCGTCCTTGCCGGCGCAATCGGTGAAGGCGCCCTATCTGCTGGCCAGAACGCCGAGCAGGTTCGTGCCGAAGACCCGAACGGAACCCTCACGCCCCAGCAATCGGCCATCCTTGCCGCCTCTGGTGCGCTGACTGGAGCGCTCGGGTACGGCGCGGGCCGCGTCGCCAACAAGCTCGGGATCGGCGACGTGGAAACGATGCTGGCCCAGGGCAGGATGGGCGCGGTCGGCGAGAAGGCCATCGAGGCTGGAGCCAGCAAGGGCTTTCTGCGCAAGGCTGGCGAGGGCTTCGCGACGGAAGGCGTATTGCAGGAACTCCCGCAGTCCTACCAGGAACAGGTCGCGCAGAACCTCGCGCAAGGAAAGCCTTGGAGCGAAGGCGCGGCGGAGGCCGGCGCCCAGGGAATGCTGGCTGGCGGGCTCACCGGTGCACCGGCCGCAATCCTCGAAGGTGGGCATGGAAGCAGCACGCCCGCACCGGAGGCTCCGCAGACGGCAGCACCGGCACCATCAGAACAAGCCCCCAATGCCGGGCCGATGCTGGCGCTTCCTCCCCCGGTCATCAACGTGGATTCGCAAGGCAACGCGATCACAGCGGACGACCGCAACGCGAGAACTCAGTTCGACCGCGAGAACCTTGCCGCCAGGATGCAGCGCATCAACTCTGGCGACATCATCGACGTGACGCCGATCAGCTCCGCACCGGAGCGACAGACGGAATCGCAGGCGATGGGGATCGATCCGAATTCCGGGCCGATCTCGTCAGCCGCCGCGATCGCCGTCGATTCCGGAGCACACGCGCAATCAATCCAGGAAACCGCCCAGGCTCTTTCCGGAGAGGTGGCCGCGAAGGATGCCAATCAGAACCCAGGCGCGGCGCCGGCCGCAGAACCTGTGACGCAGAACCGGGTGTCCGAGATCCAATCGCGCATGGACTTTATCCAGCAGCAGGGAAGGGCGACAGGCTGGAACAAGGAAATGGTCGCTCAGCGCAAGCAGTTGCGCGACGAGCTGGGCAAGCTCCAGCAGCAGAACGCCTCCGAGGCGTCTGCCCCCAAGACTGCTACCGGTGAAGCGCAGAAGCCCGCGCAGCAGGCCTCCCAGGCTCCCCTTGAAGCCGCAGCCGGCGCAGCGCCTACCGCCGACATCAAGTCGGTTGTCGCGAAGCAGATCCCGCAGATGAGCGACGCCGAAATTCAACAGGCGATCGACTACTACGGTCCTGATCACAAGCGCACGCCGAAGCTCCAGAAGGAGCTGTCGAAGCGTGGAGCATCCCCTTCCGTTCAACCCGCAGGAGTAACGAATGTCGCTCAAGCCCCTGAAGCCCAGCAAGCAGGCACGCAACCTTCGCAGGCAGCAGGAGAAGCATCTGCCGCAGCAGCCCCAGCCGCTGCTCAGCAAGCACCAGGAGCAAGCAGTGCGGAGTCTCCTCGAACCGGCGTCACTCCGCCCGAAGGACTGACCAATGCGCCCGGAACCTCGAACGCTGGAACGAAGAGCGCTTCGCCGACAACTTCGCAAGTCCAGGCCACGAAGACCCCGCCCGTCAATTCTGCGCAAGGAGAGAAGGCAGCGCCTGGCCCGGTACGCGCGACGCGAGAGCAGATAAAGGAGGCCGGAGATCGCTGGCAGACCATGACCACGGTCGAGCGCACGGCGCTTTCTGGACAGATCGAAGCGCAACCGATCATCAAGAAGAACCTTCCGCGCGCGTCATTCGGTGATCTGAATGTTGATCTCCAGCACAAGCTGACCCTGGCCATGCAGCCGCGGGAGCAACTTACCTACGAGAATGCCAAGGCGGACGCTGAAGCTGCGCGCGCTCGCAGCAGGTCGGCCGGAGATGCGCTCAACGCGTTCCCGAAGCTTCCGAACGGCCTGACCCCTGACGAAGTGAAGGCCACGCCAGAATGGCAGGCGGCAAAGCGCAATTATGACAATGCGTTTAATGCTGAGCGCGCAGCGAACTCGGTCGTCGTCAAGAACTTCCCGAAAGAGAACATCGCAGACATCAAGGCCGAGCGCGAGCGGCGCGCGGCAGAATCGGCGGCGATCGAGGCAGCTGCTCACGAAGCCGCGACGAGCCCGAAGAACGACTTGCCCGAGCCGACCCAGGCCCAGAAGGAAGCCGGGAACTACACCAAGGGCCACATCAACGTGCAGGGTCTTGACGTAACCGTTGAGAACCCGCGCGGATCCGAACGGACCGGGAAGCGCGAGGATGGCAGCGAGTGGCGCCACACGATGAGCGACCACTACGGCTACATCAAGCGCACCCAGGGCGCGGACGGCGAACAGGTCGATGTCTATGTCGGGCCGAAGCCGGAATCGTCGCGCGTGTTCGTTGTCGATCAGCTCAACCAGAAGACCGGAGGCTTTGACGAGCACAAGGTCATGATGGGCTTTGACGACGAAACCAGCGCAAAGAAGGCCTACAGCTCGAACTTCGACAAGGGCTGGAAGGTTGGCCCGGTGCGCGAAATGAGCGTGGGCGAGTTCAAGGACTGGCTGAAGGATGGCGACACGACCAAGCCGGCCGCCGAGCCGGCCGCCGAGCCGGCCAAGCAGCCGCGCGGCGTCCTCGCTAAGAAAGCGGCGACCGAGGAGACGACGAGCGGCCCACAGGCCGCGATCAAGAAGGGCGACACGATCATCTTGGCGCGCGACATCGACTATGCGACGGCGGGTCGCCCCTACGTTGTCGAGTCGGTAAACAAGCGCGGGATCAGCATCAAGAATACGGAGACGGGGAACGGAACGTCGATCGCATGGTTCCAGCTCGCGAACCATGCTGATTACACCGTCGATAAGCCGAACTCGGATGGCAAAACTAGCCTAGGCCCCAACGACTTCATCCCCGCGCCCAAAGGTGGGCTGGACTACGGTGAAATCACTTCAGCGATGAGTGGGGGAATGCGGCGGCAAGCGGGAAAGATTCGGCTTCGTCGTGGTAATGAGAAGTGGGGGCTGATGCATATCGAGGCCCGTCACGGCGCGCAGTTCAAGAGCCTTGGCTTTGACTCGGCGCAGGATTTCATCGCGCACGTCGCGGAAAGCTTCAACGCGATCTATCCGGGCAATGGATCCGGGTTGTCACTGGTTCTGCAAACCAACCGCACGGGCGGCAGGCTGATGGTTCAGCTCACGCTGTCGGAGGAAGGAGACTTCTACGACGTGAAATCGGCATCGCCGATTCGGGGCGACCAGTTCAAAAACGAAGAACCGCTCTGGCAACGCGCCGGGACCAGCGCGCCGACTGCACAAGGCAGCTCCCTTCTTCCCAAGGATCAAAGCGGCAATGCCAGTGTAGATCAGTTTGGAGGCGAATCAAAGCCATCCGCGCAAACAGAGGCGGGTCGTTTTGCCGGAAACAACATCATTTCCCGCGTTGCAGAAGGAAGCGATCGAACGATTATCCCGAATGCGGACAATGAGGCGGTGCCGAAAGACCACGCCTTCCCTCTGAATGAGGCGGCCAGCAGCTATTCGGGGCTCTCGCACAGCGGAACGCAGCGCGCCAAGGGTGATGCTCAGGAGTATGAGCAATTCATCGAAGGAGAGCGCACCAATGCCGAAGCCGTCGCCGAGACCGACGAGCAGAAGGCGGCGCTATCTGAAGCGCTGGACAGTCTGCGCACCGACTACCTGGGCGCATATGGTCGCCTGATGAACGTGCGCGCAGGCACCTACAGCGGACACGTCGCCGGCCGCAGCGGCTTGAACGCCAAGCAGGCCAACACGCGCAATGATTCGCTCACGCGCGCCATGACGCAGTTCGCCGAATGGAAGAATGGCGCAACCGGGCGCGTGCGCAACGCAGTTCTGAAGGCCCGCACAGAAGCCCAGCGCGAGGCCGATACCGCCGCGCGCAAGAAGAGCCAAGACGACCAGGCAGAGCGCAAGCAGAAGTCCGACATGGACCTGATGCGCAAAATCCTGTCGTGGAAGAAGGGCGATCAGTTGCCGATCGGCAAGACCGCCATCGTTGCCGGCGTCAATCTTGGCCGCGACGGATACCCGAGCAGCGTTAAGCTGCAACCGACGAACGGCGAAGCGCTGACCAGCGACAAGTTTGATCTGGCCGCGCTGTATCGGACCAAGGGCATGAGCGTCCCTGATTCCAAGCGCCGGGTGCGTGAATTGGTGGATGCAGTGCGCGCAGAGGACAGCGCCACCACCACGGCCACCGAGCCGGCCGCAGCGCCAGCCGATCCCGCCAGCAAAACGCCGCTGCTGGATTCGCACGTCGCCACGATGGACGCGATCCGCGCCGGCACAGCCACGGCGGAACAACTGAAGGAATCCTTTGCGCGCGTTGAGTCGCAGATTGACGCCATCAAGGCCGAGCTGGCCACGCAGACCAAGGAACAGCTATTGCGCGCGGGCGGCGCTACGTTCGCCATGCGTAACCGCGATTCCAAGAAAGCCGAGATCGTGGATGCCATGGCCAACGCCATCAGCGACGAATACGCGCTGGGGCGCCGCTACGGCAAGTCGTCGTTTGTGGTGAGCGCCGCAGGCTTGGCCGAGCATCGCAAGGCGCAGGATGATGCGCTGCGCGAGCTGGTGGCCAACACCACCGATGAAGACATCAAGGCCCACGCCAAGGAAATCGAGCAGTACCGCGCCGAGGCCAAGAGCCGGCGCGAGGCGAACGCCAAGGCGATCAGCGACCCGCAAACACTGTCGGATTTCCGCGCCGCGCTGAATCACCACATCCAGGCGAACGGCGAGACGCGCCAACAGGCGTATCTGAGGCTGACGCCCGAGCAGCGCCAGCGCTACGACGACCTGGAGGCCGACCAATCCAAGGCCATGCGCGAAGAGCGCAAGAACGCGCTGCGCAGCCAAGGCATTCGCGCAGCCGGGCAGGCGACTGTTGGCAACGTCATTGCCACCAAGCACACCAAGCAGGGACACGATCTGTTCGTGGTGCAACTGGCCGACCGCGTAAGCCGCGAGGACTACGACACGCTCAACGCTTCGGCCAAACGCTTGGGGGGGAACTACAGCAGCTATCGCGGAAACGGCGCGGTGCCTGGTTTTCAGTTCCGCACCCGCGAATCGGCTGACGCATTCAGCAAGTTGGTGGCGGGCGACACCGAAGACGCGCAAGCGGTAGCTCAAGCGCGCCGCGATGCCTTTGCAGATGACCGCAGCCAGACCGGCGCCGAGCGTTTGCGCGCGATGGCCGAGGCGTTGAACGAGCGCGCCGACGCATCGCTGAATCAGGACCGCAAGACCAACACCGCTCGCCGCGCCAGCATGGCCAACAGCGCCGAGTCCGCCGCACGCGCAGACAAGGCGCTGGCCGGCACTATGAGCAACCTTGCCGGCGCGATAGAGAGAGGCGACACCAAGTACCTGGACGCCGTGCGCCAAAAGGTGCAGGTGGAATACCTTGCCGCCACGCTGCGCACCGCCAAGGATGAACAGCTGCGCCAGACGTACCCGGCCTATGCCGACTACCTGAAGCATCGCGGCGAGGCCATCAACAGCGAGACAGTTGATTTCGCCAAGTACCCGAACTTCACGGCGATGCGCTCCGACCTTGCCGACCTGGGCCGCAAGCTGCTGGAGATCGACGGGACAAAGAAGCTTGGCCAGAGGCTGATGAGTGTCGCCGACGATGTGACCGATGCCTATACCGATTGGGCCAAGGCGAATCTTCTGCGCGTCAGTCAATTCGGGCGTTCCGGGAAAATGGCTGACTTCACCAGCCGCGACGACGCAGAGCGAGCTATTCGCCGATCAGGTCTGACGGGGCGGGCCATCGTCCTGGCCATCAAGCGCGGCGAAAACCGCGTGGTTCTGTCGCCCAGCGAGGCCATGAAGATGGGCCTCTGGGAAGGCGATGGCGACAAGCGCATCACGCTGACGGGAGAATTCGGTAAAGAGCTGGTCGATACCGTGGGCCGCCGCGCCAAGGGCGCCGTTTCGATCCCGTGGGCGCTGGAATCAGCCGCCGAAGGGCGCAAGCGCTTGGAGGGCATGGGCCTCTACACTCCCAGCGAGTTCCGCGCCGCACTGCGCGAGTTCGTCAATCTGCAAGAGGCACAGGCCACGCCCGACAAGATCAAGCAGATGGAACGCGCGATGATCGGGCGCCGCAATGACGGGCTGGACTTCTTCCCGACGAGTGATGCGGTTGTCGATTCGATGCTGGATGCGGCCGAGATCACAGACGGCATGTCGGTGCTGGAGCCGTCGGCCGGAATGGGCCACATTGCCGACGCGATTCGCGAGAAAACCGGCGTTGAGCCAGATGTCGTGGAGCTGTCGGGAGATCGCCGAGAACTGCTGGACGCCAAGGGCTACAACATCGTCGGCGAAGACTTCACTGGCATGAATGCTCGCAGCTTCACCTATGGCGACGTGTTCCGCCATGAGGATGGGCGCGTGGGCGTGATGGCCAAGTCGGGCGGCATGGGCAGTGGGCGCGTTGGATTGGCCCCGCTGGATGATGCTGGACAACCCGATATGCGCCGCTTTGAATGGGTGGATCGTGACGCGCTGACCGGTATCGAGAAGCGCGGAAGCAGCAGCGGATACGACCGGATCATCATGAACCCGCCTTTCTCCAAGGGGCGGGACATCGAGCATGTGAAGCACGCATTCAGCCTTTTGCGTCCTGGTGGAAGACTGGTGGCCATCATGGGCGAGGGCGCTTTCTTCCAGAGCAACAAGGCGGCAGAGAGCTTCAGAAACTGGCTCGATGAATTGGGCGCCACGTCCGAGAAGTTGCCGGAAGGATCTTTCCTTGATCCGAATCTACCGGTGAATACTGGCGTCAATGCGCGCATGGTAGTCATCGACAAACCCGCGAACGAGTTGGAGACGGGTGCCGGTATCGCTCTACTTTCTCGTTCCGACTCGGCGAAGGCCATGGACTTCCGTCCAATCAGTCTTGAGACGGCCTCCGGCGTGATCGCCGGGCTGCGGGGAACCATTCAGAAAGTCTGGAATGTCGATCTCCGTCTCGTCCCGACGTTCGACGCGCTTCCTCAAGACGTGAAAGCCGCCGTACACCAGTACGGCGATGGCGACCAGGCAAAGGGTGTATTGCATCAAGGCGTGGTCTATGTCGTGGCTGACGAGCATGGCTCTGAGTCCGATCTTGAAGCCACCATTCTGCACGAAATCAAGGGGCACGTCGGTATCCGTCGCCTGTATGGGCCGAGGATCGCGCTGCAACTTAATGCTCTATACGCCAGCATCGGTGGGCGCAAGGGGCTGGCCGCTCTGGCCGCAAAACGCGGCTTTATCCGCGAAATGCAGGACTATGCGTCCTCGCTCGCCGAGTCGAAATTTTCCGACCCGGAACGCACTCAGATCATTGTGGAGGAGCTGCTTTCGCATATCGCTCAGGATCCGAAGTTCACTGACAAGGTGAAGGCGATCATCGGAGGAATCCGGGCATGGTTGCGCGCCCATGGGTTCAAGTTGGCGAGTTATGGAGAAACAGACCTGCTTCACATCCTGTCTCAAGCCTCTACGGCGCTCGAAACGGTGCGCGACGCTTCCGGCCCGGTGGTGTTGATGCGGTCCGCTGGAGTTGATCCGAACAATTCGAGCATCCTGGGCGCGGCGGCGCGATCGCCTGGGATGACCCGCCTGGACAAGGCGGTGTTCGGAATGGCTGTTGAGGGGCAGAAGGCGGCCGATGTGCTTGGCCTGATCAAGGGAGCTTCGCATTCGCAGTTCAACCGCCAGCTGGCGGGCCTGCTGCTGAAGACTGGAATCAATCCGTCCCTCGCGATCTCGTCGGGAGCGGAGCTGAACATGGGCGGGAAGGCGCGCGAATATGCCGCCGTCTATTACCCGGCGAAGGACAGCGTTTTCATGTTCCGCCCGTTCGACGCCGAGCGGCACATGCTCCACGAGTTCATCCATGCGGCGACCGCAAAGGCGATCGAGAAAACCGGCCTCGCATCGACCCGGATGAATTTGCTCTACCAGCATGTCAAGAAGAACGGTGGAATCAACGAGCTGTACGGTATGAAGAACGTCGATGAGTTCGTCGCCGAGGCCTTCACCAACCCGGACTTCCAGCAGGCTCTACGACAGATCGAGGCACCGGCCGGCAGCGCTCTTCGCTCTGCATGGGATGCATTCGTCAGGATCGTGAAGAGCATCCTCGGGATGCCCGCCTACGTCAGCGACAACGCGCTTTCTTCCGCGCTCGATCTCGGGCTCGATCTGATGCGCGAGAACATGGCGCTTCGCGGGCAGGCGAACGGGGCAGCGATGGGCAGCATCGCCGATGCGAAGGCCTACACGCGGCACGCCGTCGATACGCTGAACCAGACGTTCAGCGCGCCGGGCAAGGTTTCCTGGTGGCACAAGACCGTGGGCACCATGTACAACCTCGCCGAGCGCTCGCCCGAGTTCAAGCGCGTCTTCGATGCGGCCCAGGGCTTCGTCGATGACGTGAGCAAGTGGGCTACGGACTCCGCAGACATGGCGCCCACGATCCTCCCTAAGCTGGAGACGTGGCAGGACATCGCGAAGAAGCCGGTGAGCGCAGAGGACAACAAGGCGGTCGCCCGACCGATCTTTGAAGGAACGCTGTCGTGGTCGCGCGACATCGCCAGCCGCCCGACGCTTGTTGATGATCTGGTCGCCCAGGCGGAGACGCTGACCGCAGACGAGAAGGCTCAGCGCCTGCTGGGCGCCGACCAGCTCTCGCACAACGTCTATGCGATGTGGCAGGGCATGAAGCAGGAGCAGTACGAGGCAAACATCAACGCTCGGTACGCTTCCGCTTTCCTGCAACCGGGCATCGTCTGGACGGACGCAGAGCTGCGCAAGATGTTCGGCTTGAACGATGGTCAGATCGGGCTCTATCGCGAGTTCAGGATGGCGATCGATCGGAGCCTTGACACGATGGCCCGCTCCGACATGCTGCGCTATGGCGGGGAGGACGCCAAGGAGCTGCGCGACGCGGTGATGAATGCCCCGAGCCTCGAATCGGCGGCTGCGATGCTTCGCGACCACTTCGCGGAGCTGGCCCAGGAAGATCCGAGCCGCGAAGAGCACCTGATGGTTGTCGCGAACGGCATGATGGACAGGGCCGACAAGGTGGCCAAGCTGGCGGAGAAGGGCTACGCGCCTCTCTCGCGGTTCGGACAATACACGGTCGATGTTGTCGAGGGCGGGGAGCGCAAGTATTTCGGCCTGTTCGAGACGGCGCGCGAGGCAAACAAGATGGCCGAGCGGATGCGCAAGGAGTTCGGCGCCGGGGCGGTTTCGCAGGGCACGCTCTCGAACGAGTCGTTCAAGCTGTTCGCCGGCATCACGCCGGAGACGCTGGAGCTGTTCGGCAACGCCCTGGGCCTGGATTCCACGGGCGATAGCGCGCGCGATCAGGCATTCCAGGAGTATCTGCGCCTGACGAAGAGCAACCGCAGCGCGATGAAGCGGCTGATTCACCGGCAAGGCATCGCCGGCTACAGCGAGGACGTTGGGCGCGTGCTTGCGGCCTTCCTCTACTCGAACGCGCGGAACACGGCCGCAGGCCTGAATATCGGCGATCTCGGCGAGGCCGTTGATGCGATCCCGAAGCAACGGGGAGAGCTGAAGGACGTGGCCTATCGGCTGGCCGACTATGTGAAGAACCCCCAGGAGGAAGCGCAGGCCATTCGCGGTTTCCTCTTCGCGCAGTACCTGGGTGGATCGATCGCGTCGGCCTTCGTCAACATGTCGCAGCCGGTGGCGGTCACTTTCCCGTGGCTATCCCAGTTCGGCGGCGCGCGCAACGCGGCGGCGCAGCTGGGGAAGGCGGCGAAGAACATGGCGACGAAGGGGTTCGCCTACGAGAATGATCTCGCCGCCGCGCTGAAGGCCGCCGAGGACGATGGCACCGTGAGCCCGCAGGAGGTCCATCAGTTGATGGCCCAGGCTCAGGGGCGCGGATCGCTGCGCGCTGGGGACGGCACCAAGCAGGGCGACGCGATCGCGCAGGGCATGAACGCGCTCAAGCGCGTCTCCTTCGCCTGGGGCAAGGTGTTCGGCATGGCCGAGCAGACGAACCGCCGCGTCACGTTCATCGCGGCCTACCGGATCGCCAAGCAACAGGGCATCGCAGACCCGGGCGCATTCGCAAAGCGCGCGGTCATCGAGACGCAGTTCCAGTACAGCAAGGCCAACAAGATGCAGTGGGGCCGGGGCGCGATCGGCGGCACGCTGATGACGTTCAAGACCTACAGCATTGCCTACCTTGAGCTGCTGCACCGCATGGCCACGCAAGGCGGCCCCGAGGGCAAGAAGGCGGCAGCGTTGGCGCTGGGCGTGCTGATGGTGATGGGCGGCGCGGGCGGCCTGCCGTTCGCCGAGGACGTGGAGGACGTTGCGGACGGTCTGGCGCAGCTGCTCGGCTACAACTTCAGCACCAAAGCGGCCCGGCAAGAGTTCCTCGAAGACGTGTTCGGAAAGGGAATCTCCAGCTTCATTGACAAGGGCATCACCGGCCTGCCGGGCACGCCCATTGATGTCGCCGGGCGCCTGGGCATGGGAAACCTGATTCCCGGTACCGGACTTTTCCAGAGCAAGTCGAGCCACACCAGCGATGTGCTGGAACTGGTCGGCCCGGCCGGAGACTTCGTGCAGCGCATCGCGCAGGGCGCAGGGCGGGCGCTGGGCGGTGACATCGGGGGAGGGCTGCTGAACGTTGCACCGCAGGCCGTGCGCAACGCGGCGAAGGGTGCTGACATGGCAGCGACTGGCATGTACCGCGACGCGAAGGGTTACAAGGTACTCGATACCAACGGGCTCGAAGCGGCGTTGAAGGCGATCGGATTCCAGCCGAACAGCGTTGCCACGATCCAGGACGCGAACTCTCAGGCCCAGCAGGCGAAGAACTTCTACAACCTGCGCGTGCAGGAGATCCGAGCGAAGTGGGCGCAGGGCATTTTCGAGAACGACCCTGATAGGGTGCAGTCGGCTCGCAACGACATCGCCGAGTGGAACGAGAAGAACCCGGATCAGCGCATGCTGATCTCTGTCCCCTCTGTGATGAGCCGGGTGAAGGAAATGCGCAAGTCGAAGGACCAGCGCATCGCCGCGAGCGCTCCGAAGGCCATGCGCGCGCAACTCAGGAGCGAATTCGCGACGGTCAAGGACGGGCTCTAGGGTTTTTCTTTGCCCGGGCGAATGGGGAGGATTGTCGCCATGACGCCGGCCAAAGTGAATCTGAAGCTTTACCAGGGCGCGACCTTCCGAAAGCGGTTTCGGTGGCTCGCGCCCGGTGGCGTCACGCCGATCTCTCTCGTCGGTGCGACGGCGAGAATGCAGATCAGGAAGGACAAGAAATCTCCCGCCCTGCTGACCCTGAGTACGGCGGGCGGTCAGATCCTGATCGACGGTCCGAACGGAGCCATCGATCTCCACCTTGATGCGGGGAGCACCGCTGCGATCACCTGGTCGGGCGGAGCCTACGATCTGGAAGTAGTGATGGCTGGGGGCGATGTCGTTCGTCTTGTCGAGGGATCCGTATCGGTCTCGCCGGAGATAACGCGCGATGACTGAGGTTGTCGAAGTCGAAACCTCAACCATCCTCGCCGTCGAGGACGAAGGCGCGACGATCGTCGAGACGGAAGAAAGCATCGACGTCCTCTCGGTCGCCGAGCAGGGGCCGCGAGGACCGCAAGGCCCGCCCGGTCCTTCTGGCGGCTCGGTGCTGGTGATGGTCGGCCCGCTACCTCTCAGCGGTCATAGCGCGGTGGCCTACCGCACTGACGGTCTCTTGCAGTATGCAGACTGCTCGAACCCCGCTCATTTCGGGGCCGTTCTCGGAGTTCTCGAAGATGCCTATGTCCCTGGTGACTTTGCCCAGGTTCGGCAGAGCTACGCCATAACCCACGAAGGCTGGAGTTGGTCACCCGGCCCAGTGTTCGTCGGGAAGGGCGGGTATCTCGTCCAGACGCTACCCGCAGACGCAGTTTTCGCCCAAGTGATCGGCTTCGCGCAGACAGCGAAGATGCTGAACATCGATCCCCAACCCCCTATTTCACTCATCTAGGAGGCCAGCATGGCCGCAAAGAAATTTCTCAGGCTGATCGCAGGCCGGATTACCGAAGTGCTCGGCGTGCAATCTTCTGCCGGCGCTGCGAACGCTGGCGACATTCCCGCGCTCGATGACACGGGTCGGCTCAGCCAGTCAATGATGCCGGTCGGCGTTGTCCCCGAGACTGCCCAGATCACGGCGAGCGAGGCTCTTGCCGATGGAGATTTCGTCAATGTCTGGAACGATAACGGTGTCGCCAAGGTCCGCAAGTCCGATGCGACCGTAGCCGGCAAGGAATGCGACGGATTCGTGCTGGCCGCATTCTCGTCCGGCGTCGATGCTACGGTCTTTTTCGAGGGAACGAACACGCATGTCTCCGGGCAGACGCCTGGGTCCGTATTTCTGCAAACGACGGCCGGGCAGGGCGGCGCTACCGTCCCCAGCACGTCCGGTAATGTCGTGCAGCGCCTGGGAACGGCCGTTTCCACCACCGCCGTGAATTTCGAGCGCGGCACATCCGTCACGCTGGCATAAATCATGGCATCGCGACGGCCGGTAACGCTCGTTTCAGGGAAGCTATCAGAGATCCCGAGCGGAGACGCTATTCCCGTCTCCGCTGGCGGGACCGGGGCGACCACGCCGGCAGCGGCGCGCGAGGCGCTGGGCGCCGCGAAGAGAGACTACCGAGAGCCGGTTGGAGGCTCGACGGATACGCGCCAGTCGGTCAACTGGCTTCACATCGGGACCATA